TTATTTACTCCTTACATGCGTGAGATAAACTCAGGTGTATTTCAGTCTATACGTAACAGAAACTTAATTACAGAAAAACTTACAGGTAACAAACTACCTATCAAGTATGATATGTTAAACGGTAAGCCACTCAAAGATTGGGACTTCTTAACTAGAGCATACAATGCTGTAAGTCCAATAAGTCTTAACTTAGACCAAAGTCCCGGTAGAAACTTTTTGTTTGACAGTGGCTATGACTTACGTACATCTACATATTACGCACCAGATAGTACAAACCTGACTGACCATCCTTACATTAGATCAGAGTTTCAACGAGCACTAGGCTCTCTTAATTTAGAATTAGAGTTAGATAAACTTGCTAAAGATAAAAAAATGTTAGCATCTATGGAGCTTATGTATGCTGATATACGAGCAGGCAGACGAGCTCAGTTTAATGCAAGAGACTACTATCACAATAGAATCATAGATCAGATGTTTAAACGTGCTAAGAAACGAGCATGGGCATCTATAAAAGATGATCCTAGAATTGCAGAGGTAATCGAAAAGCAACGTCTAGAAAAAGTTGCACAAGTAGATAAACGCACTGCGTCTCAAAACATCCTCAACATATACAAATAAATGGCAACAACATTCATAGATTATACTGGGGATGGGAACGCTACTAAGTCGTTTTCTTTCCCTTCTATACAAGAGTCTGACGTAAAAGTAGAAGTAGATGGTGTCGTAAAATCATCTGGCACACACTACAATATAACAAGCTACACTACTACAGGTGGTGGTAATGTAGTCTTTACATCAGGCAATATACCAGTTAGCCCACAGTCTATACGTATTCTTCGTGATACAGATGTAGATAGTGCAAAGGCTACATATACGGCAGGGTCATCAATCAAAGCAGACGACCTAAATGCCAACCATGAGCAGTTACTGTTTGCTGCACAAGAAGAGCAAAATCAAACAGTTACCACAAGTCGTATAAAAGACGCAGCAGTTACGACAGCTAAGATTACAGACGCATCAATTACTACAGCTAAGATTACAGATGCTAATATAACAACAGCAAAGATAGCTGACAACGCTGTGACAATGGCAAAGTTAGCTGGAGGTACACTACCTACAGACATAACAGTTGCTAGTGCTAACATTACAGATCTTAGTGTTGCTACAGCTGACATCGCAGCAGACGCAGTTACAGGAGCAAAAATAGCCGATGACTCTATTAATTCAGAGCACTATGTTGATGGTTCTATTGATACTGCTCATATAGCAGACAGTCAAGTTACAGGAGCCAAGATAGCTAGCACAACTATTACAGATGGTAAGTTAGCATCTAACTCTGTTACATCATCTAAAATTACAGATGCAAACGTAACAACAGCTAAGATTGCTGACGATGCAATTACTATAGGTAAGATTGGCTGTGAGCAAACTACAATAACTGACAGTGACTCACACCTACCAACATCTGGTGCTGTCGTAGATTATGTGGCTGCACAGCTAGAACCATTCGGTGGTTTTGAAGCTATAGCTAACGAAGTATCATTTCCTAACACACAACCAGTATCTGGTGTTGCTATTAGTATAGCAGACGCAGCTGGTATAGTTGTAAACAGTAGTGGTGTTAGTACAACAGGTAGAACTGTAGGTGGTACAACTGTTACAATAAACAACATACCTTCTAACTTTCATAGTTCTACTATAGCTAGTGGTATACGTTTTATCGTAACATCTACTGGCTCTAGTCAAACATATAACTATCATAAAGCAACACTTTCAGAAACTGACCTAGTTAGTCTTAGTGGAGACATTAATGATTTCAACGAAAGATACAGAGTTGGTTCGTCGAACCCTACAAGTAATAACGACGCTGGTGATTTATTCTATAATACTGCTACAAATAAATTACTCGTCTATAATACATCAACTTCTGCGTTTGAAGAAACACAGTCAGTAGGTAACTTTTTTATAAATACATTATCTAGTTCATCTAGCACAGGAGGAGGAAGTGCAACATTTAATGGATCAGCTTACAGATTTACTCTTAGCAACCCCGGTCAGTTTGCACAACAACACCTTGTTAGCATCAATGGAGTCATTCAGAAACCTAACAGTGGATCCAGCCAACCAAGTGAGGGTTTCGCAATTTCTGGTGCTGATATTATATTTTCTGCCGCCCCTGCTAGCGGTGCTGATTTTTTCATCATCACGATCGGAGCGTCAGTAAGTATTGGCACACCAAGCGATGGTACAGTTACAGCTGCTAAGATTGCAAGTGGTGCAGTAGAAACAGCAAAGATTGCGGATGACGCAGTGACTGCTGCAAAGCTCGCTGACACGTCTGTAACCGCTGGTAGCTATGGTTCATCAACTTCTATCCCAAGCATCACTGTAGACGCTCAGGGACGTATCACAGCAGCATCTGGTAACTCTGTTAACACAGATGTAGTCGGTGACACATCACCACAGCTAGGCGGTGATTTAGATAGTAATGGTAACGATATTGACTTTGCTGATAATGATAAAGCGGTATTTGGTACAGGATCAGATCTTTCCATATTTCATAACGCTACAAACAGCATTATTGAGAATACTGGTGGAACTTTAGAAGTTCATTCAAAAGCAAGTGAAACTTCTGCTAAATTTGTTCCTGATGGTCAGGTAGAGTTATATCATGATGGAACAAAGAAATTTGAGACTACAAGTAGCGGTGTTACCGTAACAGGTACAGTAGCTGCAACATCCTACACAGGTGACGGTAGTAGTCTTACAGGTGTAGCATCAACAGTAGCTGACGGATGTATCTATGAAAACTCACAGACTATATCTAACAACTACACAATAACCACAAACAAAAACGCTATGAGTGCAGGGCCGATCACGGTAGCAAGTGGTGCAACATTAACAATACCTTCGGGTAGTACATATACAATAGTTTAATATGGCAATACAAATAAATGGAAATGGTACTATCACAGGTATAAATGTTGGTGGTTTACCCGACGGTATAGTAGATACCGATATGATAGCTGCAAACGCAGTAGCTACAGCAAAAATAGCAGACAGTGCGGTTACAAGTGCTAAGGCTTCTGGTCTTGGTGGTTTAACAATGGCACAAGAATGGAGTTTTGCTGGATACCCTCTAAACTATCAGAATACTACAGATTTAACATCTTGGAACGCAAGAGCTGGAAACGTAGGAAGTGCTATGACTCACTCTTCTGGCGTTTTTACATTTCCAAGTACAGGAATTTATCAGGTACATTCATCTCAAACATCACTAAGAATCTCGCATGAAAGTAGATACGTGACCATCTTTACTTATCTTTCAACTGATGGTGGTAGTAATTTTACTATGCAAAAAGAAAATTATAGCAATATTAATAATGATGCTTCTTCCATTCAAACATTTAACAATCAGGTACTAATAGATATAACAGATACAAGTACACATAAAGTTAAATTTGCTGTTGCATCAGAACAGACTGTTAGTTTATCGACTACGTTCGTTCAATTCTTAAAGTTAGGAGATACATAATGACAATAAAATTAAATGGTTCAACAGCTGGTTCAGTCGCTCTAGACGCACCAGCTTCTACAACAGGTAACGCTGACATATCATTTAAGTTACCTATAGCTGACGGTACTGCCGGACAGGTATTACAAACAGATGGCTCTGGTAATTTAAGTTGGGTTACTGCTGGAATATCAGAAGTAGATACATGGAGAATTACATCTAGTGCAAATACAAACAACAGTAGTGCAGATATAACTGCAAACTGGGCGAGAAACACCGCTACTGGATTTAGTAAACTTGGTACAGGTATGTCTGAATCAAGTGGAATTTTTACATTTCCATCAACAGGAATTTATCGTGTAGACTTTAGTACTTACGGTCAAGTTGCTGGTGGTACATCTTCTAGTGTGGCTGTTGTATATATTAATGTAACAACTGATAATAGTTCTTATTCTCAAGTTTCTGGACAAGCTGGTTCTATTGGTGATGCTGGTGGAGGTGGTTCATATTATTACTGTGGTTTTAATGCAAATACTATAGTAGACGTAACAAATACAAGTAATGTAAAAGTAAAATTTTCATTATATAGCGATGGTAATGTTACTTGGTTTGGACATACAAACTGGAGTAGAACTTGGGCAAACTTTACTAAACTAGCGGAGACATAATGAGTAGAATTTTAGTCGATCAAGTACGATCAAACAGTGCGTCAAGTGATGCACTTACTTTAGACGGGTCTGGTAATGTAACAGTTCCCGGTAATATTACTTTAAGTGGTAATGCTACTCTTAGCGGTACAGCTACTGGATTTCCTCAGCCTAAAGGTCATAATATAATAGTTAACGGAGCTATGCAAGTGGCTCAACGTGGCACATCATCTACCGCTTCTGGTTATAAGACAGTTGATAGATTTAAGTATACTTACAGTGGAACTGATAATGCACCTACACAATCGCAAAGTGATGTTGCTGCTGGTACAACACCCTACACTT